GCAGAACGCTTCAGTACGATTGTTTGTGACATATTTAGTCTATTCTCTATGGTTATATAACAACAACGTAGTATATACTACTTCAATAAATATACTATATAAAATAAAAAACCCCTCCGAAGAAGGGTCTTTAATATTTTATTTATTTTTAATTAGAACGTACCACCATCAATCACATTACTCATTACAAAATTAGTACCATCCCATTGTGCAATATCCCCTGCCGTTGTAGGTGCTGTTATGAAATCTAAATTACCATTTGTTGTTCTAAATGCTAATCTTTTTGAAGAACCAAAACCAGGAACATTAACGGATGCGGTTACTGCGGATGCTGAAATAGGAATATTTGCAGTCCACGCATTTGGTGTAGAATCGTAAGTAAATGTTGCGTTTGCTCCTAAAACTTCAATACCGGCACCATTTGCTGTTGCTGCGTTTGTAGAACCACTAGCTAATTGAATTGTTTTATCTTCAACTACTAAAGTATTAGTATTTAATGTTACAGTATTACCTTGTACTACTAAATCACCACCGACTGTTAAGTCGTGTGTTGTTGATAAAGCTGCAAATGTTACGGTATTACCTGTACCAACCCCTTGAATTGTTCCTGCTCCTTCTAAAGTTGTTAATCTATTATTTGCAGATTGTGTAAATAAATTTGTGCTAATGTACTATTTTTTGCATTTTGTGATTGTGTGTAAAGATTTAAACTTGCAGTTGATTCTTTTAATCTTGCTATTGTTAAATCTAAACTTGCTGTATATGTTTGAAGTGTAGAATCTTTTTGCAATTGTGATGCCGTAAATGCATTCATTGATGCAGTATACGCTGAAATTATTATGTCTTTTTGTTCTTGTGAACCACTAAACACTTCAAGTGCTGATACTCTTGCTCCGATAGAGCCTCCACCACCAAGTGATGTTTCAATTGTATCTAATCTACTATCAACGGATTGAGAGAATACTGCTACATTACCAATACCAGTTATGGATGATGCGCTAATTGCACCATTTACATCCAATCCTCCGGCAATAGTTATTTTAGTTGCACCTACATTTTGAGTGATAATCGAATCACCAATATGATTTTCACCTAAAGCAACTTGAATTGAGCCGGAAGTTATACCAGCTTCATCACCAATTGTTCCGGTGTTCATTGGACCTGCTATAAGAATAGCAGAATTGTATCCTTCATTACTACCAGATGGTTGAACATACAACCAATGGTTTTTAAATGAATCCCAAATTAATGAACCACTTACACCTGCAAATGAACCAGAATCTTGTACACTTATACCACCAAATCTAACCGATGGTGCCGCTGTATTAAGAGTAACTATGTTTGTACCAATATCAACTGCGGATGCGGTGATATTTTGTAAAGATGATGAACCTTGTACTACTAAATTATCAGTAATAAACAATGAACCGGTAATAGTTTGTGTTCCGTAGAATATATTAGAACCGGTAGTTGCTTGCGTTGCGTTTGTATTTTCAATTGCATCTAATCTACTATCAACGGATTGGGAGAATGCCGCAACATTACCAATACCATTTAAAGTAGAACCACTAATTTCACCACTTACAAATAAAGAACCAGTAACATTTGTATTACCATCTCTATTTACAATAAATCTTTTTACAAAATTACTACCATCGAAAGAAACTACTCTAAATTCACCACCATTATTTCTTGTATCATAAACAAATTCTGCAGTACCTCTTTGAGTAGTCGATGCATGATTATTACCCCATAATTGGAAGTATGCACCCTGAATTGCTGAACCATCGTACATACCAAATAATGTAGCTTCGGTATTGCTGTGGATTTGTATCTGTCCACCATTTGCTAATACAACATTACCTTGTATGGTTTGTGATGCTACAAATGTATTCGAACCAGTAGTTGCGTATGAACCTGTAAAAGATTCTAATCCGACAACTCTTGAACTCAATGAACCTCCACCTCCACCACCAATTTGTGATTCAACAGCATCTAATCTACTATCAACGGATTGAGAGAAAGGTTGAATGTTACCTATTAAATTTGGAACATCATTACTTCCTTCTCCTAATAAATAAAGAGTTGCACTTCCACTAGCATAGTAAGGAACACCTTTAAGCATTCCATTATATGTACCTGCTGAAAATACATTCGGTGCATTATCTCCTATAAGAAATCTGTTTACCGCTTGTACCTGTCCATTTTCAGGAACAGCAAATACGATGGATGAACCATTACTTACTGATAGGTTACTTGAACCCGATGCTATTATTATCTCACCCTTTGATAGTGAGGCAGTGACTGCTGATAGTGCTTCTAAACTACCACGTCTGTGTTTAATTATTTGCGCCATATTTTAAGTTATTCTCCGTTGATTATAGTTATTCAATCTATAAATATAAATTTTTTTCGGATTACCACAGTTGAAATTGTAAGATTTTTTATTGTCGAACCATCCAATTGTGCAGAACCTGATATTACTCCATCTGGAAATACTGCTGCTATATTATTAACAACTACATTTATAATTGATGCCGAAAGAATATTTGCAGCAGATTCACTAACAACATTATTAATAACTGATGCCGTATCTGCTCCTACCACTGCTGCAGTTGATAATGCTGATGAACTTTCTATTTGTTTTAATCTAATTAAGTTTGCCATTTATTTAAATTTTCCTATAACATAAATATCATTAACAGTTACGGAATCATAATCTATGTAATTATCTAATAAAGTTATTACAATATTTCCGTTTTGTTCTTTAATTGTATAGTGACCAGGTAAATGCAATCCATAAACTAATATTTCAAAATTTTCTGGAGATGCTCCTTCTGTTCCGTAATCCAATGATGAACTATAAATTGTTAGTGTTCCAAATCCTGTGTTATCAAACGTATCAATTCCTTTTCTAATTGTTTTTCCACTAAATTGTAAAATTTCATTATGAAATGCTTCTATTTTATTTTTATTATTTACTAATTTTGTAGGATTTGGATTTGATTTGGTATGAGATTGAAATGATGTAGATGCTGGTAATTCTATATTCAATAAGCTGCCTGTGATGTATAAATCATCATTTAAATTATTAGGATTTACTTTTGAAATAACCCTATTTAATTTTCTGGCATTTGAGTTAAATTGTTTAAGCATATTGTTCTATATCTCCGGTTACTTCTATATAATCATCATCATCTAAATTAAATCCAAAACGATTTTTTATAAATTTAAAAATAAGGCCATCTTGTCCCTGTTCTACTATATAATCTCTAGCTGAAATATATTGTGTATTTATAATAACTCTTATTCTATCTTGATTTATTCTATTTTCCACTTCTCTCAAAACATCCACAAATTTCCAACCTTTTGCTTCCCAAATCCAATATGTAGGATGGTTTAAATCCTTTGGAGTTAATTCAGGATCACCAAATTTTCTACTTATCTTTTGGGTTATATCTAAAAGTGTTCTTTTCATTATACATCTATAAATTTACCTGTTATAGAAATTTCATCACCACTATCAACTGTAAATCCTAAATTTCAGTACCATTTATATAAACTTTAATATCATATGAATCCGAACCTATTGTAATTCCACTTGTAACTACTGATGTTAGTGATGGCGGTGTTTTAATGGGTTTAATTCCTGTAAATGTGATTGTATTATTTGCTACAGGATTTTGTACTTTACTACCATTGATAGATAAAAAATCAATAAGGTCTTTATTATCGTAGTATGGAGATGGTGTGGTAAGGAATCCTTCCAATCTACCACTACCACTCGTAACATCCACTTCGGTCGCAACCACAATTCTTTTTGTAGACATTGACTTTCTAGTAGTTAATTCTCCATCAAATTTTTCTGGTAATAAGTAAGCCTTTACATTCAATGAAAATTCTACTCTATTAATTCTTTCCGTTCCCTCACCAACTTCATTTACAACATTGAATTCATTTACAGATGTACGAAATTTAAATTTTTCTTTATCTCCCCAATATGATGATGCGAAATTTAATTGTTCAATTACTTCATTTAATTGTTCGGTATAGGAAGTCCAACACATACAATCGTAATTAACCTCCACATAATCCGGCATTGCAATTCGGAAAATTTCATACTTTGGTTTTACACTACCACCCAATGCAGTAAAACGGTCATACCTATTATCTTTTGACCATTTAGTAATTGCAGGATATGAAATGTGTCGATTTGGCATTGACATAGTTTCATCTTTTGCAATTGATGTTCTACGAATCATTAGTATTGGTAATTGTATTTTACCTTTACCATCTCTGAAAACTCCTTGCCTTCTTGCACCATTCCATCTTTCTGAATTGCCATATACAACAGGGATTTTTACTGCAACACCTTTTCCATCTTTCAATGTCGGTAAAACGGTATCTTCCAAATATGACATCATAGCATAATCTATATCAAATAGCGTTACACTTTTTTTAAGGTCATTTTTTTCAGATTTTATTTCTTTACCCCTATTAAGGTCGGGTCTTAATGGATTTACTGACATTTATTATTAGTTTATTCTTTCTTCAATATTAAGATTGGATTTAGATACCATAAATGTGGTACATATGATACTCCAATTTCTTCTATCCTCTTCCGTTCCTGGTAATCCACCAACAAATTGTATTTCATTTGTATTATCTATTTCATAATAAGAATCATTAAAATAAATAACATCACCAATTTCAGGATATGCGTTTCTTTCTCTACAATGTTCTCTATCAAAGCGAAACTCTAAATTTTGATTTGTATCTGGACCAAATCCTTCATATTGTATTGATTCAGGCTCTTTATTAATTAAAACATACAACTCAACACCTCTGTGCCAAGTTTTATTCATTGCCTCACCGTAAATATTAACTTTTGTTTCATTTATATTAATTTTATATAAAACGCAAGTTTCTTCAATTACCTTTTCAACTAATTCTCTGGCAACATTTCTTAAAAATTGTATATCTCTACCTACTAAAAACTTTGGCATATTATCCTACATATAATTTTAAAGGAACTTTTCTTAACATTTCTTGCTGATGGTCTGCTTCGTGTGCTTTATTTTCCATCACTTTGATTCTACTTAATTCCTCAAGGTTTTCTCTTAATTGTGTTATGAGCGCATCCTTTTCAACTTGTGCCTCTGCTCTCAATGCTGCACCATCCAATGATACTTCTCCATCTGGTATTGGAACTGAATTATATTTTTCTCTAATTGCTCCTAAAAGTTCTTTAGAAAGTGCAAGTGTATATTTTCTAATCCACTGCTTACCAACATCATTTATATTTGAATATTGAATAAAATCATATGGAATATCAGAATAATCTGAAAGCGAATCAGGCTGAATAGTTTGTGAATCATGCTCAAATTCATCTCTACTCATATAGTCAAAGTATATTTTCGCTGGTGACCCTTGTGTTGGTACAGGAAATATTTCGATTTTATTATCTACAATATTGAATGTATGATGTGATTTTCTAATATGGTCATTAAATTCTATATGTTGCATTCTTAATACATCCTCATATAAAGGCATCATTAAGAATTGTGCAGATGGAGAATAATTACCAAATCCTAATTCAGAAATTAAATTTAATGTGCCCTGAGCTCCTACTGAATATGGGTCAAAGAAACGAGTGATAGCCGGAATTGCTTCATGATATACTCTTACAACATCAATTGTAGAACTTCCGCTGAATATATTTGCAAAATTTTTGTTTTGTTCTAAATCGATTGAACTTGACATTAAATTATATCTTTGTACGGATTCAGTAAGTTCTATATATGCCTTTCTTATTTCCGTAGCCCCACCAACTCCTGCCAATGTTCCATATTGTTGGGACATACGAACTGCGGTTGGGAGGAATGAACCTTCTACAAGTGTTTGAGAATAATTTGATACTTTACCTTTTGGTTGTCCTTTAAGAATATCAAGGTTATTTCGAAGATTAAATTGATTTACTTGAGATGAATATTCAGAAACTGCTTCTTCAAAACATGCCCAAATTTGCTCATTATCCAATTCAATATTAACAATTGGATATCCCAATCTTTTTGCAACCCACGTTGCAGTTTTAGGTGCATCGCTTCTAAAATCAGCATCGGAATCATAAAGTCCAAAAGGAGTCGCTTGTGATAAAGCTACTGATGCGGAAAATTGTGATGCTGATGAACCTGACCAATAATTGTTATATGACATTTACTAAAATTTATAGAGTTATACTACTATAAATATAGAAATAAAAAAAGAGGAGTGATTTCTCACCCCTCTTTTATATTTTAAGTTTAAAACTTAACTAATTACTCAATTAGAGAGCTTCTAAACCATCAACGATAATCTTACCGTAAAACTCTGGTCTTACGATTTTCTTAGCGTATCTAGTCATAACACCTCTTCTCGGAGTGAAGTTAGTTGGGTCATAAACTAATGGAGTCATAATCAATGGTACATATGGTGCGTAAACTGCTCCTGTTTCGAAGAAGTTAGAACCTTTGAAACCTAATAAGATTACGTAAAGCATCTTTACCTGGGTTTGCAGAGAATCCGTTCATTGATTCAAGAATTGTAGCTACGTTTGGAGATACAACGATAAAGTTTGCACCACCTCTCATAGTTAATTGGTGAATCTTGTTAGAGATTTTCTGTAATTTGATACCCAAAGTTTGATACCAAGTGTTCTTTGTGTAAGCACCTGCTGCTACTGCTGTAGAATCAGCTGCGAAACCTGTACCAGTCCAGTCATATCCAACTCTTGCAGACCAGTATTCAGTTGAGAATGCGTTTTGCTGTAACATCTCAAGGATTTCTAAATCAATCTCTAAAGAGATGTATTCAGATAACATTTGAGTTAATTCAGCTTCAGCATCTACTGAATGGTATGCATTCAAGTCTTGTGCTAATTCTTAATTTCTGCTACAAACACTACGTTTGAACCATTCTTCACAGTATATTGTGGATAAAGAACGTAGCCAGAACCTGATTGTTGTAAATCAAATGCTCTAACACCATTCCAATCTGCATCAGATGGTAATGCTACAGTTGCTTTTCTTAACTTACCTGCTGCGAAAGATGCAGATACAGTTGCGTTTGATAAATCGAATGAAATATCTGCTAAAGATGCCGATGCTACTGATGCAGCAACAACAGATTTAGTATCATTGATAGTGTATCCGAATCTACCTGCGCCAAATAAGCCACCTTCAGCAGCTTGAGTAGAACCTAACTTATTAGTGTTAGCATCTAAACTATCTTTACCGAAAGTACCTAAAGCACCGAACATAGAAGAACCAGAAGCTGGTCTGTTGATATCCTTACCTGCTGTTGAACCATATTTGAAGTCCATGTAGAAGATAAGACCTGATGGTAAGTTCATTGGTTGAACTGAAACGAATTCTTTAGCTGCGATGCTACCGAAAATACGTCTTACCAATGGAAGAGCTACACCCGCCCATTCTTCAGAACCGCCAGTTGTACCTGTTCTAGTTGCCTCATCAAGTAATTGTTTAGCTTGGTTTTCAAGCATTACTGCCATACCATGCTTTGAAGATTCTGAACCTACTCCTTCAAGTAAGCCAGTCTTCTCCCACTTTGCTTTCAAACCTCTGGTTTGCTCAAGCATTAATGACTGTGGGTTTTTGCCTGTCATAATTTGTTTTAAGTCCATTTTACTTAATTTAATTATTTTTTGTTAAAAATTTATTTAATAATACCTGCTAATTTCTTAAATCTGTCAGAAAAATCAGCTGATTCTGCAATTACTTGCTTAGCTGCTGCTGGCTTTGTAGATTTAACTGCTTTGCTAGCGATTCCTTCAGAGATTGATTTTTTAGTAGATTTGTTAGATGTAGTGTATTTGAAATTCTCTGCTAATGTAGAGTATACCAATTTAACTTCTCTAACTGATTTTGTTCTATCCAAAGTTTCGATAACTTTAACTTTCTGTTCGTTAGTCATGTTATGAGCTCTGAATAATTTGTTTGCGAACAACAACTTAGCGTTCAATAAGTTCACTTCGTTGATTGTTTTTTGAAGAGATTTGATAGTTTTGTAAGCTTCGTTCAATTCAGCTTTAATAGCCTCATCTTTCTTTTCTTCATCATCACCTTTCATATCTGCTTCCATTTCACGTAAGATTTCTTCCAAGTCGATAACTTCGTTTTTCTCTTCGTCATCTTTCTTTTCTTCTTCTTCCGCTTCGTTAGTTACAACTAATTTTGGGTCTGGACCTTTATCAGTTCCAGCTTCAGAACCGTCAGCTAAATTTTCGTTTTTAGCTTCTTCTTCATCTTCTTCTGCTTCGTACATACCTTCTTCAGGCTGTTCTTCAGATTCATCACCTAATTGTGCTTCTAACTCTCTGATGATTGCTTCCAAGTCCATGTCATCTTCTTCGGTTTCTTAGCTTTTAATTGTGCGATTTCGTCTTGCTTTGCTTTTTCGTCATCGCCCATTTCCATACCTTCTTCTTCGTTGATGTCTGCTACTTTTTTGAAATCTGCAACCTGAGCTCCTGGCTCACCTGATGCAGTTTTTGTAGAACCAGCTTCGAATTCGGTGTGTGCGTCTAATTTAGGATTAGAAGTTGAAGAACCAATGCCTGTAGAAGTTAATTCTTCGTCAACTTTTTCTGCATCTTTCTCTTCTGCTTCAGCTTCTGCTCTTAACTTTTGAGATAAGATAGATTGAAGTCTTGGAGTAAATGCTTCTTCAAGCGCGAGTTTTGCGTTAGCTAATGCAGTTTCTTTTACAGCTTTAGCATCGGCAATTGCTTCTTTCAATAATTTTGAATTTGCCATTGTTTTTCTCCTTAAATTTGTTTGTGAAGTTATTCGGGAAGGAAACTCCAATAGATAATTGTCGGTTGTTCGGTCACACCTTATAAGAGAAGGGTATTCATTAACCAACTGTGTCGTAATAATAAATCCCATATA